TTTTTTAGTAATGCTTCTGCTGTAATGGTTATGAAAGATCGCACTTTCACTAACTATTCTTGGGCTAATACTGTCCGCAATAATCTTATGGTTTGGCCTAGATTAGCGACTTCTTCTATCCCTACTTGGGATGGTAATGATTCTTTAAATGGTTATACAACTACTGATGGATGGATTTTTGGTGGTCGCGGTTCGGCTGTTAGTCCGTTGTATGGTTCTTCTACACCTAACTTTGCTTCTATTGAAAGTGTTTTGTCTGCTTATGAAATGTTTTTTTGGGAAATAAATCCAACTAAATATAATCAAGACAATACTACTGGTGCTTATCCTTACACCTTCTCTTGTTACCTGAAGGGCAGCGCTTTGAAAAGCACTGCTTCTGGTGGTGGTGGTGGAGTTTATGGTGTAGTTTCTTTACTTGATGTTGATGGTAATGCTTTACAAACAAATAGCTTTGCTTCAACAACAGCTGTGGCAGCAACAACTTGGACTCAATTTACAGTAAGCAATAATTACACTGGTTCTTCTACTGCTGTCGGTCTTAGTGTTCGTTTCTTTGCTGGTGGCATAGGAACAAAAAACTATTTTTATGGTGATGGCTGGCAGTTTGAAAAAACTTCTTCTGTGGCTAACTATTTTGATGGCACATATAATCCTTACACTTCTACTGCTGGAACTATTTACAATAATGGTTGGTCTGGGCTGGCTTATGCATCTTATTCGGGACTTGTAACAAATATTAGAACTGCTGTTGCTGCACCAACAATCTATACTTTTGCTGATAACAATTCGCAGGGCGCTTCATATGGTAATGGCACAGGTATTCCTTTTACTGATTTGACTGTCGTTTATGGTGGCGATCAGCTGTATAACAGTATTCAAGTTGTTGGGGTGAACGCTACTGCGACTGCTAAAGATACTGCCCTTATAGCTCGTTATGGTTTGCGTGACTATACTCAAACAGATAATTTGGCTACTTCTACAACACAACCTGCCACTATTGCAACAAACTATTTGGCTGCCTACAAATATCCTGAATATCGTGCTGAAGCTATAACTGTGGCTGTTGAATCTTTGTCTAGCGCAAATCAAAATAGGGTGTTGGCGATTGAGTTGCGGGATGTTATTAGAATCTGTTTTCAACCTTCAGGAACTGGTGCTGTTGTTGATAAGTATTATGAGGTTTTGGGTATGGATAGTAATGCAGATCCTGAACGCCATCATATTACTTTTAGGGTTTCTAGTCTTGAAAATGTTGCTTCCTTCTAGGGATAGTAAACTAGGGTTTTAGGAGAATATTGATGACTGAGCCGAAGCCAAATAATCAGAGTTTGTTGTTGCAGATTATTCGCGATATCGAAATTTTGAAGGCTAATAGTCTTCAGATTCTTGATGCTTCACGCGATCACGAAACAAGGATTAGGGAACTTGAGAAGCAAAGTAATCGTTCGGCGTGGATTCCTGCTTTAATTACTGCTGTTGTTACTGCTGTTTTGGTTACTGTTATTAGGCAAGGTTTTGGTTTTTAGAAAGATGGTAAAGCGATGATTAACCCTGGCACATACAATTTCGACCTTTATCAGGGCGCAGATTGGGATAGAACTTTTACTATCACTCAGTCAGGCACAGCTCTAAATTTGACTGGATATACTGCTCGTATGCAGGTTCGTGAAGCTGCCGATTCAACTGCCTACCTGCTTAGTTTAACTTCGGGAACAGGTATTACTTTGGGTGGCACTGCTGGCAGTGTTGCTGTCGCTATTACTTCGGCTCAATCTTCTGCTATTAATGCAGGTTCTTATGCTTACGATCTTGAACTTATTGCTGGTGCAGGTTCTATAACACGCTTATTGCAAGGTGCAGTGAATGTTTCGGGGAATGTAACTAGATGAGTGATGTAGTTGTTTCGGTAACTGAATCTACTACTGCTGTAACTGTTAGTGAGCAGAGCGTTGCTGTTGCTATAACAGAGAACCCTGTTACTGTTTCTGCTTCTACTGTTGGTTTGCAAGGCATACCAGGTGCGACAGGTGCAACAGGTGCGACAGGTGCGACAGGCGCTCAAGGTATTCAGGGTATTCAGGGTATTCAGGGAACAGCAGGCACGAATGGTAGTGCTGCCACAATTACCGCAGGTTCAGCGACAAGTCTTGCTTCTACTGCTCTGCCGACTGTAACTAATACAGGCACAAGTTCAGCAGCGATATTCAATTTTGGTATTCCTGCAGGCTCGGCAGGTTCTAATGGAACAAACGGAACTAATGGAACTAACGGAACTTCAGCAACTATCACAGCAGGCACAACAACAATTTTGGCTTCTACTGCTCTGCCGACTGTAACTAATACAGGCACAAGTTCAGCAGCAATCTTTAACTTTGGTATTCCCGCAGGTTCAGCAGGATCTAATGGAACTAACGGAACAAGCGGTATTTCAGGTGTTATCAGTGTTGTTGCGCCAATAACAAACACAGGAACATCAAGCTCGGCAATCTTAGGTATAACTCAAAGCGCGTTAAGTCTTACTCGTAGTCAGATAAGTGATTTCACTTCGGGAACAGTCGCTGTTGCTACTTCAGCAACTTCTGCAAATACTGCTCTTACAGCAGGAACTGCCTACTTTGCTTCTAATGCTGCTACCGCTGTTTATGCAACTACCGCTGGCACTTCTATTGGAGTTTCTGGATCAGCCATAACTAAAAGCCAAATTTCTGACTTCACTTCTGGAACTGTTGCTTCGGCTGGAACTGCTCAACAGGCTGGAACTGCTATTTATTCAACTAGCTCTGGTTCGGCTTTAAATGCTGGAACTGCTGTAAGCGTTTCAGGTTCGGCTATAACACGCTCACAAATAAGCGATTTTGCTTCTGGCACAGTTGTATCAGTTTCAGGTTCGGCTATAACACGCTCACAGGTCAGCGATTTTACTTCTGGAACTGTAACAACAATTTCTGGTTCTATTGCTGAATCTCAAGTAACGAATCTTGTAACTGATTTGGCTGCTAAAGCACCTATAACTTATGTTTACACATCTAGTGCTGATGTTTCTTTAGATTTTACGACAACAGCGACAGCTAAAAGTTTGTTGGCTACTGCGACAACAGGTTTTACAGTCGCAGTTGATAGCACTTATGAATATGTTTTTTATGGTGCTATACAAGCAAATATGGTTTCAGCAGCGCAAACACCATCATTTAATATTGGTTCGACAGCAGTAACATTATCGCCAACTGTTGCACATAGAACACACATAGATTTTGGTAGCAATACAACATCTTTAACAACCTCTACAACAATGTCCGCAACAAAAATTACAGCAGCACAATCACTCGGAACTACTGGAACATCTGGTTCAAGATATTATGAAGTTTATGCCAAAGGCATTATTAGAATTACAGGCACAGGAACAGCCAAGATTTATCCTACTTTACAAACAAATGTCGCAAATGTTGATAATACTTTCAGTGCTTTGGCTGGTTTGACTTTTAAACTTACATATATTGGTACTGGAACTGCTACAACGATTGGAACATGGTCATAATGGATGAAATAAAAGAATTACTGCAGAATTGGGTTGAAGATGGTTGCTCTAATCCTGGTGCGTTAATGTTAGCTCACGCCGCGATTGTAAAACTTGTTGATCGGGTTGAAACTCTTGAAGCACAAGTTGCTGCGCTGTCTAATAACTAATTTTCTATAACAGCCGATAATCTAAAATTGTGGTATGACCGCAATCTATATTGAACCTTTTAAAGCTACTCTTCGTGGAGATGAGTTCGGCAATCTAGCACCATACCGCAACGGAAGGCCACATCGCGGGCAAGACTGGCATCCTGCTGAGAAATCTCCTATTCACGCTATTACTGATGGCACAGTTTTCCTAAATGAGTGGTCTGATGTTTTAGGCTGGTTTGTCGTTCATTCTGCTAAAGATGGAATGTTTGTTCTTTACGCTCACTTGGCTAAACAGTCAGATCTAAAAAAAGATGAAAAAGTTGTTCGCGGTAAGACTGTTATCGGCCTTGTTGGGGGTGGCAAGAATACGCCTAGCGGTTCAGCTAGCACTGGGGCTCACCTGCACTTAAGTATTGGTAAAGCTAATAAGTCTTGGAGTAATCCTGCCATTCATTTGGCTGCCTATGAATCGCTTGTTGATCCGCTGAAACACATTTTAGAAAATAAGGGGTAAGTATGAAACCGTTTGGAAATGTTTTACTTAGAGTTGTTGCTACTTTTGTTGCTTCAGCGTTAGGTGTTATTGGTGCTGGTTCGCTTGGTGGTGTTGCACCTGCTACTGCTGCTGCTATTGGCGGTATTCTTGCTGTTGCTAAAGTGATTGAGAAACTGTCTTTGGCTTTCCTTGAAGATGGTAAGTTGTCGCAGAATGAGATTAACGCTGCTTTCCAGCAGTCTGTTCAGTTGAAGAATGTAAAGCCTGAGCCTAAAGACTAATAATGAAA